ACCCGTAAGTTGTCTAGTTACTGATAATTGCGAATCAGAAAGATCTACAGATGAAACATTAGAGTCTGGAAGATTTGCATAAAGGAATGCATTATCATTATTTTTTAATTCTGGAATTGCAAGTTCAATATTATAAGTTCCATCAGAACCTTTTCCTCCATCAAAAACTCCAGTTACACTAGAAATACCAACCACTGTAACTGTGGTTAAATTTCCACCCACAGAATCAACTCTATTATATCTTAAATTAGTTCCATCTTGATATTTTACAATATCACCTTCTTTAATATCAGTGAAAAGTTTTCCTGGACTTGTAAAAACACCTGTAGAATTTACAAAGTTTGCTTGACTAATTCCATCAATTTGTTTTTTACCGAGGACACTATCTGCCTGAAATACTGGATATCCAGATGCATTTTGTGCTACAGATTTAATATCTCTGATACCATAGACTTTAAGACTACTTACAGCTAAAGATACATCAACACCATTAACAATTAATTGCTCATCTTCTACAAAAGTGCCTGAGGTTTGATATAAGTCTAATGAAGTTCCGTTAGCTGCCGAAACAACAAATCCACTTGCTCCACTACTCTTACCTTTTATGAAAGATGTTTGTGGAATTTCTGCAGTGGTTACACTTCTATTAAAAGTTAGAGTAGTATAAGTTTGAATATCATAAAGGAATAAATCCCACTGAGTTTCTGCATTTGAATAAGCAGAATCAGTCAAATTGAAAGTATATACTCTTGCCTGTCCAATAACTTTTTGACCGGATGTATCTGCTTTAAATTGTGTTTTTAACGTTACAATATCGTTTTCTTTTGGTGCACCAGAAACATTATTAACTCTTAGAAGGTGTCCCATCTCAAAAGGAACACTTACATTAGATACATTTTGAGTATCTCTTGGTTTTTCTACATCTATTGTCGATGTTTCGTCTACCTCAACATCATATCCTGCAACATATGCTTTTCCAGGTGAAACCTGGATACACATTAAATCGTCCGATGGAGTATTTCTTTGTTCTGTAGTTTCGTTTTCTAAGAACAATCCGTCATTATCAATTCTATCATTTAATGATTCGAGAACATCTAATTCAAATTCATCAACAGTATAATGTCCAGATTCATCAAAAGTTCTTTCTGCAATATAGTCTCTAATAATATTGTATGCAGTTTTATTGACTATTTTCTTTATCTTACCATCATCAACTCTAAGAATTTCTATGAAGTCGGTATCATTAAAATCTGATAATGATTTTTTTGTCAGACTTAATGATATCTTGAATCTATCAGCACCTGGTGCTGCGTAGTTTGTGAATCCTTTTGCATTATCATATAAAGTATCATCATCTTTAGCACTAACTACTACTTCATCTATTTTTAATCCAACTCTATATGATGGAGTATTTGTATAATAATCTAATATAAGTTTTTGTTTAGAAACATCAGCAAAAAATCCTCTTACAAAATAAACACCATCATCAATAAACACTGCAGAACCTGTTGCTGTCGCATCTATATCAATAAGTGATGCAAAAGAAGTTCCAGAAGGAATAGTAATGCTACCATAGGTAACATTTTCACTTGCAATTAATGATTCACTATCTTCAAAAACTGAGTTTTCAGAATCAATTCCTGCCTGAGAATATTTTACATATATTGTTATATTTTCTACTTCGTCACTTTCACTGGTTAAAACTACATCTTTAACTGTGGCAGTTACTCCAGAACTTTGACCTGTAATAGTTTTTCCAATAAAATTTTTAATGTATATTGAAATATCTACTCCCAGATTAATAGAATTTAACTTTACTGCTGAGTATTCATTATCATACGTAGTAGATCCAGGAATAACCATGGATCCTTCTTTGAAAATATTTTGACCAAAAGACTCTACTTGATTCTGTAAAATTGACTGAAGAGTAGTTAGTTCTCTAGCCTGAACTGGAAATCCTGGTTTAAATAAAACTTTATAGAAGTTTTTATCTTTATCAAAGTCATCATAATATGGGCTGATATTTAAGTCGGTTTTTTGTGCCATCTTTTTTTAGAATTCCAGAATGATTTTAACGTCTTCTTTTTGTCTAGAGTCTCTTTGAACTTCGGGTCGATTATCAATGTAGATTATATCCCCTGTCTTTTTATTTATCTCAGGATTTGCAAGTCCATTTGAGAAAGTAACTCCCAAATTAATTTGTTTGGAATTGATAGTCTTAACACTACCATTCAAACTGGTATCAACTGCTGCAGATCCTCCAGAAGATGAAAAGTTGATAGCACTACCAGAATTAAATGTAGTGATACCTACTGTATCTAAACTTTGCGTTTGATCGATTTCATTACCAAAACATAAAGATCTATCTTGATAGAATTTCAAAATATTAGTTTCCTTATCAAAAGAAGCTACATAACCTCTCGCTTCAACATTATTACCTTGATCTTGAGTAATTCTTTCTCCAATAGTCACATTTCTGGAAGTGGTCAATCCAACAGAAAAAAGTGATGAAAATGTATTTCCTGTAAATGTTACACCTGTTCCTGCAAATTGTTCAGGATTTTTTATAATACCAACCTGAGCAAATTTTGTATCTACAGGAAAATCTTTTGTCGAATCATCAAATCTAGCATATAATAATACTCTGTCTGTACCCAATTCTTTGTAAATATCATACCCATGTCCTTTGGATGGAGGAATAATTGGGATTAATTTTGATCCAGATCCAGAACTTGAACTTAAATCAATAATTCCATAGGTATATCCTTTTCCACCTTGAGTTACCTGAACACCAGTTATAACTCCATTAGTATCTGTTGTTATACTAACTTCACCACCACTACCATCACCTAGAATTGATGCTGTAAAGGAACCTGTTCCAGTACCATATCCGGTTCCACCGTTTTCAATATATACTGTCCTTATCTGATTATCATTTTCATCTGAATTGCCACCATCTCTAATAACTGCAATCTCAGAATCTGTAGTGGTTGCCCAATTATTTGGAACAACAATAAACTCCGTAGAGTCAAATTTTATAATATCTGATGGGGAAATCTTAAAAAGATATTTCCACCTATATCCATCGGCAAGAAGAGCAGGTGCTGGATCAGTATGTGTTGGTTCGATAGTTGATCTTGGAACAGTTGGATTGAGACCAGATGTTCCATTTTCAATGCAAATATAGACCTTAAAGTCGCTTGTAATTACATAATAATTTGCATCATATAACTTTAATGCTTTACTGACAGGTGCTGTGTTATTCTGTCCATAATCATGCCTATATGCATCATATTGATTATTTGAGACCCACTCAATTTTTCTTATAACTCTTCTGGCATTTTCTGTGGTAATTTTTTTACCAAACAAACTAGTGTCTCTATAATGAGATAGATGTTGAAAATTATCTACAGGATTATTAGTTGTGCTCGAATTCCAGTTAGAGGTTCTACCAAATCCAGGATTTGGAGTCGTTGGATTTGACAGACCCAAAAAAGCGTAATAAGAGTTATTATTGATGGACTCTACAAAAGAACCAGCATTCAATATTCTAAATTGATCTGTTACGAATGCAGACATATTAATTGTTTTTTAGATATTTATACGATAATATTAATTTTCAATTTTTGGAAGAGCACCAGTCTTCCTTATATTGATTCCACCTCTCCTTTGAATAGTTGGATATGTTGATAATCCGGAAACAATATTGCCGGTTACACCAATAGATATTGGACTTGAGGATCTTGTTCCTCCAGATAATCTACCCCACGAATATCTTCCAACAATATTATTGGGAGAACTTCCAGTAGTGGCAATACCTACAATATTTGTATTAGAATGTACGTTGCAAGTTACAATTCCTAAGTATACATTTCCTGATAACTGTGATGATGAGAAATCGGCAACATAATAGATATTGTCTAAACATGTAGTTCCAATACCGACGACTTCAGAATCTGAACTATTAATTGATGTAACTCCATTACCTACGTTTGTATCGTGAATGTAGATAGGATATCCAGTAGATAATCCACTCAATGTGCTATTAGTATCGGTAATTGAAAATACAATAGCCAATGGATTTGATCCAGATCCTGTAGATGTCGTGATTCCAGTAATAATTCCAGAAGAACCATTTATAGCATTGAATTCAGTAATTTTTTCAACAAGACCAGTTGAATATCCAACTGTAGAAATTCCATTGACAACCAATGCATCACATGGTATAGAACCATCGTCATATGGAGTTCCTACTGAAGCAGCATTTGCTTTATCTTCGTATTCAAAAAGTTCTGCATTATCAACAAATACTTCAGTATCACTTGCAGACACGTCCTTAATAATTCTTGCAGTTGGGAAAATTAGAGGTTCTAATACATCTCTGGACTTACTTACAAATTCACCATTAACTTTTTTGTCAGATTTTTGCTTAATCCAAGAAAGTGGTTTGAAATTACTTTCATCGATTCCCTGCTCAAAATATCTATTAGTTTCAAATTTATCGGAGAATGATAAATTATAAACAGTTCTCTCGTTTTGAGTTACTGTATTTGGAACATTATTATTGCTAATAACTTGAACCTTATCACCAGTTTTTAGTGTTGGTCTTACATTATCTACTGAACTAGCATCAGTTCCATCAACACCCTTATAGAAATAAATTTCAACTTCATCTTCTGGTAAAGGTGCTTTGGTGAATACGAAAGAAGTTCCACCTTCAAAGACGAAATTAGTTACCGGTTTTTGAAGAACACCATTTATAAAGATAACTAATACATTATTGATATTTTCTTCGATTGGAGATCCTTCTTGTGGTTCAAAACTAAGAAGTTCTCCATTGTAATTGAGTGGGAATCTTGTTCTACTTCCATTCTGAAGATTTCGAATAGAATCTATATAATCGAGTTCACCAAATTCCCATGCTGCAAAATTGTCAGAATATGTATCAATTACTTCTAT